GTCTACTGTTAGTTTAAGGGACATTTCGGTCCGCGAATAGTTTAAGGACAATTTCGGTCCAAGACGGCTATATTTTAATTCGCACCGCACGAATTTAATTAGGGTCAACATGGGGATGTAAACCCATATCGACACACCCATCCCAATTGGTAACTTTAACTCGGGAAGAATTGAACCTTTCAAGTCCACTAATTATCTGGTTTTCCATAGCAACCTGTTCAGCAGGAGTCATTTGAGTACTCGCGCAAAAACGGGCCCTATCCAAAAGCGTAGGTTGGGTAAATACCTTACCCTCTACGAAATATTTAGATCTATTGATTGCATGTTGGTAGAATTGAAATTTATATTTCCGACCAACACCCAAGTGAGATAGAATCCATGCACAGACGGGTGCTACAATGGGTTGTCCTGGATTTTGGTACAACTCAGCTAGAGCAATTTGGGACATTAAGCTCTTTACTTTAATTGGCTCGTATTCAACATTTGCAAAAATCGTAGCCAACACCCTCCTATAATCTCTTATCCACATCGGACCTAACGAAGTCAATGTATACTTGGACTGACACCAGCTCACAGCTTCAATGTCATCAGTGCAGGATTCCTCCTTAACACTCAATCCGAAAACGCCAAAATTAAGCATTTTCAAACGGGCCTCGGCTAACCGACCTTTCTCCATAATGATGATTGTATCATCACCATTAGCAAAGATTTCAATTTTGAAATCAAAGATTGATCGACAAGTTGTACCCATTATAAAAGTATTACCACATCCAGTCTGCGGATCTCCTGAACATCTTCCATGTTTTAATTTCATCATGATTCCCTCTAATATATAAATAACATATTCATCATCAGTCTGAGACAACAAGCATTCTCTAAAGCGGTCGTCTTCACTGAATCTCTCAAAAAACGCATTTTCCAACTCTTTTAGCTTAGGATGTATAGTTCCATCACACTTTTTAAGATCAAGTGATAAAGCAACTGGGTCGTCAAAAAGTTCCCACATATCGGTAAACCTCTCAGCCAACGCAGAAGAACTTAAACCTTTAGCCATAAAAGGATAAACACAACCAGGTAATATAAGACTTTTCATTAAAAGCTCTATCGGTTTAATAAACTTTGATAAATAAGCTCTGTAAGTCATAGTACGAGGCTG